GTCTGGTAAACCGGATGGGCGATGGTCAACCCAATGTTGGGGTGATGGGCATCACGGCAGCGGCTGAGATGCGTAAGGCTATTAAGCAATCCAAGAAGGAGGCGATGATGACTAGGGCATATGTGAATGCCGAGAGATTGACCGAGAGACTAGAAGGTCCTGAAGGGATGTAATCTTCTAGTTTACAATGGTAGGGAAGGGGGTTTTAGGACTCCCTTTTTTTATGTCGATTTATCCCATGGTATTTTCTTTCGACATAGGTTTTTTGATTTCACTGATTTAAATAATACTCTTATTATACTTTTATTATACTTGCCCTTATTTAATATGAATATTATTAACATTTTTTATGTCAACAATATGAATAGAAAATATAGATAAATAAAGAAGAATGTCGATAATGTCAAAATAAAAGAGAAAACAGATTCAAAAAAAAAGATATGTGATAAAGGGATATAGAGAGAGAATAGGGGAATGTAAAAACGTACATAGGGGTGTACTCAAGTACACTCTCATAGATATGTGAGAATGGTTTATTATATTTGCCTTGTTAATCAAATCAAATAATTATGACAGACTTCATTAATCCCTCTATGGGTTATTCACCGAAGGACTTAAACTTTGGCGATGAAGGTAGGCAGAAGCTTATCAGGGGCATCAACAAGATTGCTCACGCAGTAAAGAGTACATTAGGACCGATGGGTAACACGGTACTGATTGAGTCTTACCAGCACACTCATTCCATCACGGTTACTAAGGATGGTGTAACTGTAGCCAAGGCGGTAGAGTTATCAGACCCGGTTGAGAACATGGCGGTACGTATTATGAAAGAGGCGGCAGAGCGTACAGCGACATCAGCTGGTGATGGTACGACCACAGCGATTGTATTGACGGAGGCATTGATTAAGGAGGGGTTGGTACAGTTTGCATCCAATCCAAACGTGAACAAGACTGAGGTTTTTAAGAAGTTGGTGGACTTGACGGCACAGGTGGTGGAGTATTTACACAGCAAGAGCATTGAGCTAACGCCTGAGATGCTATTAGATGTGGCTACTATCTCAGCCAACAACGACACAACGATAGGTAAGATTATTGCTGAGTTGTACAATGACATTGGGATTGATGGTATTGTAACTGTTGAGAAGTCTCAAAGTACTGAGACATACTCTGAGAGCACGAAGGGTTTGCAGTTTGACCGTGGTTATGCCAGCAACCTATTCATCAACGAGCATGGTAAAGACCAATGTGTCTTTGACGATGTGATGATTATGCTTACGGACATTGAGATTAACTCGGTGTTGCAGATTGAGCAGATACTAAAGCCGGTGATTCAGGAGAACAAGAAGCTTTTAATCATATCTCCCTGCTCACAGAATATGTTAAACACTTTGGTTGCTAACAAAATGAAGAACAACCTAAAGATTTGCGTAGTGTCTCCTCCAAGTTTCGGGTACAGACAGAATGAATTGATGCAGGACATCGCTTTAGCTGTAGGTGCTAACTACTTTTCGGAGAAAACTGGTGACGATTTGAGCGTAATGAACTACGGAGACCTAGGTCACGCTAGCAAAGTCATCATTGACGACAAGAAAACCATCATCATTCGGTCCGATGTGCGGTCTGATGGTGAGAAAATACAGGAGAGGCTCACACAATTGTGGTCTGCCTACGACAAAGCCACGAAAAAAGCGGACAAAGACTTCATCAAAGAGCGTATCGGCTCGTTGAGTGGGGGCGTTGGGGTAATTTTTGTGGGTGGGAACACTGACTTGGAGCAGAGAGAGCTGTACGATAGGGTAGATGACGCAGTATGTGCGGTACATTCAGCCCTTGAGGAAGGGATTCTACCCGGTGCAGGTAAAGCATTGTACCATATTGGCAACAACCTTCATATGTTGGGGCAAGATAGCGACCAATCAGTGGAAGGGAACATAGCTTGGGCGATATTAAGCCATGGTATTCAAGCACCACTAGAGCAAATCCTAAACAACGCAGGCATTTGCGTCACTGACATCTACAATGGTAAGGAAAGTTGGGGCGAAGGCTACAACATCAAGACCAATAAGAAGGGTGGGTTGATTGAGATGGGTGTTATTGACCCATTGAAGGTAACACGCAGTGCATTACAGAACGCAGTGAGCGTAGCTGTGACAATTCTTTCCACAAACGCAATCATTACAATGGCAAGAAGCTATGAAACCAAGTAATAAAAGAGAAGTAATCGAAGAAAGGTTTGGCGATATGCCCATCTTATTTGCTGATGGGTTCGATGACGCAATCATCGGGGTAGATGTCAACACGTTTCGTGTATGCTATGACGTATTGAAGTGTATTGAGATACTGATGGAGCAAGATGGGATGGATGACATTGATGCCACTGACTATTTCTACTACAATGTGTCTGGGGCTTACGTTGGGGAGTACACTCCAATATGGGTTGAGACTGATTACTAACAGTGTACTTGAGTACACACTTAAAATTTAAACCATATGCAACCAATAGGAAAATATATTTTAGTTAAATTGATTGAGGAAGAGGTGAAGACCGACAGCGGTCTTCTCCTTACCTCACAAGATGTAAATGATTTCAGATATTGCAAAGCACGGGTGGTTAAACCCGGCACTGATGTATCAGTAATCAAAGAAGGCGATGTTATATTCTACGACAAGTCTCACGGCTTTACGATGGTAATCAATCAAGAGCACTTGACTGTGATTCAAGAGCGTGACGTTGTTGTTGTCTTGTAGCTTTTCGCATATCCATTATCATATTTCGGTACACCTTGTCTGTGTACTTAACATTCCGTTTGAATATAGGGGAGGTACTTTCTTTGATTGATATCTCCTCTCCATTCAACTTCTTATAAACGGAGTCGATTAATCTTTTTGATTTCAGGGATAGTTCATAGATGGCTTTCATATTCCTACGTGGTTGACGAAAGTGTACTATCCATCCATTAGCAAACAGCTTTTCAAATCTCTTAACATCCCAAGGTATTATATTATCGAACTCATCGAACTTGGCTCTATCGAAGTAACCTTCTGAGTACAAGAACAATAGTGTTTCCAATTCTGCGGTACTCAATCCATACTTGGATTTGACGTAGTAGCGTATCACACGCCAATACTTGAGATAATCTGATTTCATTTTATTCTATTATATTTGTGAAGCAAATTTAAAATATTATGCCAAGTAATTGTAACACACCAATCACGCAGCGAGTTAAAGCTGCTACTGGAAAAGCAAAACCCTCTAAGAAAAAATAAAATGAAAAACGGAAAATCAATGGACGGATTACCAAAAGCTTCTGTGATGCAGATGCCTGCTGGTAAGAAAGCTGCCGGTAAGGTAAAAGCTACTGGTAAAGGAACAACTGCAAAAGTAATGGCGGCTGCCAAGAAAGGTGCAGCTAAGATGGCTAAGAAAAAATCTTACTAATCTTATGGCAGATAAATCAAGAATGGCGTGCAACAAACCAGTGGCTTCTGACCGTCCCGGAAAGAAGAAAATGGTAAAAGCTTGTGCCAACGGGCAGGAGAAACTTTTGCATTTCGGTGCTAAAGGATACGGACATAACTACTCACCTGCTGCTCGTAAGTCTTTCAAGGCACGTCATTCTTGTGATACTGCAACAAACAAGTTAACACCCAGATACTGGGCGTGTAAAAATCTATGGGCAGGACCGGGTGGTTCTACTCAGAGCAGTCCAAAAAGTAGGAGAGGGAAGTACTAATGAAAGATGCTTGCTATAAAAAAGTAAAAGCCCAGTATGATGTATTCCCATCGGCTCGTGCTTCTCAGGCTATTGCCAAGTGCCGGAAAGAATCTGGCAGTGTACGCAAGAGTGAGAAGGGTACGAGTTTAAAGAGATGGCAGAATGAGAAGTGGGTAGACACAAAGAGTGGCAAGCCATGTGGAGCTGGTGGCAAGAATGAATACTGCCGTCCAACCAAGAGGGTGTCGGCTCAGACCCCCAAGACTAAATCAGAAATTAGTCCTAGCAAACTTGCTGCAAAGAAAGCAGAGAAGAGCAGAGTGGGTATGGGTGCTAGAGTATCAAAAGTATAATCAAGAAAAATATATAAATTTGCAAATATGGAAAACAACAAGAGCAAAGGTTTGGGTGATACTATTGAAAAGATTACCACAGCCACTGGAATTAAAAAAGTAGTAGACAAAGTGTCTGAAGCTACCGGCAAGCCTTGTGGCTGCAAGGAGCGTAGAGATGCATTAAACAGAATATTCCCATATAATAATAAAGAAAATGCCAACCCCTAAATTACAAGTAAGCCGTGCACTAAACGTGTATGCTTCTGATAACGCATTGACTCCTTGCCCGGTGAACCTTAAAGTTCAGCAAACAAATACAAGTACAGGTGCTAGCCAACTTATTGCTTCGGCAGGGTTGTTTGTAACACGTGGTGTACAAGTGGGTGATGTAGTTTGGAACACAGCAACAAACACATACGCTACGGTTATAGCTGTTAATAGTGAAACCACATTAACATTAAATGCAAATATTTTCACAGCATCTTCTGTTTTCTTTCAAATCTTTGGTTCTCCATATAACAATGCCGGTTGTGTATTGTACATTGGTACTACCGGTAATTTGACAGTATTGACTGCTGGTGATGATATTGTAACATTCACTGCTGTCCCTGCTGGGATATTCTTACCAGTAAACGTAAAACAAATTTACACATCTACAACTGCTTCCAACATAGTAGCACTTTGGTAATATGTTAAATGCGATAGGCATATATGTAGGGAAGAACGTATTGTCAGGAGGACCTGCTCCTGTCCCAGCACCTGTGGCTACTGCTGCAACAGGCGTTGGGGATACATCGTTTATTGCAAACTGGAATGTGTATAGTGGGGCTGTGTACTATTTACTTGACGTAAGTATTAGTAGTTCGTTCGGCAGTTTCATATTGCAGGACCAGCCTGTATATACCAATTACTTCACAGTAACCGGACTTATCCCAAATAGAACATATTACTATCGTGTTAGAGCAAACACTGACTATGATACAGATGCTCAAGCTTATTTCGATAGAGTAACTACTGCTGGTGGCTCATTGACAATAACAGAAAGAACGTCAGTAAATGCCTTGGTCCTAGACATGAAGTATGCCGGGGTCTGGTCAAGTATGAAAGCGGTTTATCCTATGGTTGGTTCAAGTGCTGCTGCCTGTGCACAGAACTTAATTAGTTCGAGTTATACTGGCTCTTTTTCAAGTGGTTGGACCTATTCTAATTTAGGTGTTTCTGGGGATGGTACTAGTTCTTATTTTCAAACTAACTTGAATCCAAGTACACAATTAACTTCTTCTGTAACAGCAACCGCATACTTGAATAGTGCCTATACAACTGCTGGTAGTTATCCTATTATTTTTAACGCAGTACTTGCTCCAAGTTATAACTATTGGGGTGGAGGAGACTGGAATGAAAGTTACATGGGTAGCACTTCTTCATTGATAGGACCTGCTTCACAAACAAGAACTGGATTTTTTAATAGAAGAGCAAGAACAGGGGAACAAGTTGCTTGGAGAAATACCACTAGTATAGGTACAAGTTCTGTTAACTATACTCCAGCGAATGCTACATATACTTTAGCCGTTAATGATGTTTATGGGGTACATAACGGAAGATATGCATTTGTATCATTTGGTGATTACATAACCAATACACAATCAACTACACTATATACGATAGTTCAAACTTTCCAGACAAGGCTGTCTCGTCAGGTAGGTACTCCTATTGTTCCTGATGCTGATTTACAAGGTTTTATCGATAGAGTATATACAGCAGGTGGTACGCTTTCAAATGCTGAGGTAAGCTCAGTAAGTCAATTAACTACGGATTTAAAGATTAATAATCTTTGGTCAAAGATGAAAGCTATCTATCCAATGTTAGGGGCTAGTGCTGCTGCTTGTGCTCAGAATTTAAGGAGTGCAGGATTCACTGGCTCATTCTCAAGTGGATGGACTTATGCAAGTACTGGGGTAACTCCAAATGGTACAAGTGCATTCATGAACACAGGGTTGATGCCAAGTTCACAATTAACAGCAAGTTCTACTCACATCAGTTATTATTCAAGAACTGATACAACCACAAATGATGGTGTTGAAATTGGCTCTTGGAATACAGGATATGCAAATGGGATTGAATTTGCTTTAAATCGTAGTGTTGCATCTCCTAGAACATACATGACATTGAATTCAACTCCTGCATCTAATGTATTGGGAGGTAGTCAGGTATCTTCAGGATTCTTTATAGGTAGTAGAACATCAAGTTCGTTAGCAAAAATATATAAGAATAATAGTATAGTAGGAACAAATAGTAGTTCATATACCTTAACACTAAGTTCATTTAATTTATACTTAGGTGCATCAAATGATTTTGGCACTGGTGGGGCTTACTCAACTAAACAGTGTGCGTTCGCATCTATTGGAGATGGATTGACAGACGCTGAGGCAAGCAACCTATATACTTATGTTCAATCATTCCAAACAAGGTTGTCTCGTCAAGTAGATAAACCAATTGTTAGCGATGCAGATGCTCAGGCTTTTGTCGATAGAGTATATACAGCAGGTGGCACACTATCTGGTGCTGAACCAATTGCTGTGAATCAAATGACTATTGATTTAAAGACTGCGAATCTTTGGGCTAAGATTCAGGCTATATACCCAATGGTAGGTGCTAGTGCAGCAGCCTGTTCTCAAAATTTAAAAAGCAGTTCGTTTACTGCTACATTTACAGCAGGGTGGACATTTACTAGCCAAGGAGTTACAGGGAATGCAGCATCTACTTATATGGATACTGGATTTGTACCTTCGACTAACTTCGCTAGTTTTAACAGTGGAGCTAGTTTGTATAGTAGAACCAATAGTACTGCGGTTATGTACGACTACGGAGTCCAAGCATCAGGAGGTATAGGGCATAACGTATACTTAAACTATAGTGGTGTAGGTCTGAGATGGCATTTACAATGTGTATTTGCAGACAGACCTGCTTACACTCCTCCGGGTACTCAAAGTAATGGATTTTATATTGGAGTTACAGGAGCTGCTAATGATAGACGTGCATATAGAAATGCGGTATTGATTGGTAGCAACACAAGTATTTCAACAACAAACCTTACTACTCTGAATCAGAGTATTCCTTTAGGTTGTCTTAGAGATACTGGTACTGGATTCCAAGCTTATTCAAATAGACAGTACTCATTGTTTGCATTACATCAAAGTTTAACCGTAAGTGAGGTAAATGATTTCACTTCAATAAATTTAATATTCCAAACAACATTATCAAGAAACGTATGATAGGATATATTTTAACAGTAGAACAATACGAACAAATTCAGGGACAATTCTATGCCCCTTATGAATTCTTTAATTGTGTTCAAGACGAGAACGGAGTATGGTTCTTGTTCCTTACAGATGAAGACAAATCACAAGTTGCTACAACAGAGTACGCTTGGATTCTTGAATGTCCAGAAGGGGAATATGTTCCACCACCAGCCCCACCTTTACCATCAACTGAATAACCAATGCCACTAACTGGATACTCAAATACCATTACAGTTACAACGCTTGCGTTCTTGGATGCTTATCCCGGAGCTACTGTTGCTTATTCTTTGCGTAAGTTAAGAGTTGGGTATACAGGTAGTGCAATTCGTGTTCGTAGGTCAAGTGATAACGCTGAACAAGACATAGGATTCTCAGGTAATGGAGACTTAAACACAAGTTCTTTGCTTTCATTTGTGGGATTGGGCAATAATGGTTTTGTGAAAACTTGGTATGACCAATCTGGGAATGGAATAGATGCAACACAAGCAAGTAATTCTGCTCAACCTCAAATAGTGTCTGGGGGAACAATGATAACTAGAAATGGGAAATCTACAATGCTATTTGACGGAGTAAATGATAAATTGGCTACTGCTAGTGCATTACCAATTAATCAGATACCAATGACAATATTAACATTGTCATATACAACATTAAATAGTAATTATTATTTTATAGCTGGAGGTGCTGACTTTGCTACAAGTAATGGTTATCAGTACGCAACTGCTTTATTATTGAATAATTATTATTCTGAATTTAAAGCTGTAGTTTCTTCCCCTCAAGCTAGTGAATTGTATGTAACTAAAAGTGCCGACTATGCATTACTTACAAATATTGTAGAGGGAACAACACAATATCTTTATCTAAATGGAAGTCTTGGAGGTTCAAAATCAATTGCTTTAGCAGCAGCAGCTTCTACAATACCTTTAAATATTGCTGGTTCATCTACAAATGGAGCGTACTTTAATGGAGAAATAAATGAGGTTATAGTTTATAATAGTGGTAAGCTAGGCAATGTTTCAGCAATGAATATAGACCTTAATAATTATTACGGTATTTATTAATACATCAATACAGAAAAATGAAACCTTTAGAAATAGACAAGTCGACTAGATTCAACATCACACTTGAGTTTTTAATTGTGATTATCGCAGGAGTAATAAGCACTATGGGTGTTTACTATAAGCTATCTTCTGATATTGAAGAGGCAAAGCAATTGCCTAAGCCATCTGTAACCAAGGAGGAGTATGAGCTGAAAGACCAGCTCTTGCGTACTACCGTTGACAACATAGACAAGAAGGTTGACAAGATTGACCAGCGTCTTGAAAAAATGGAAGAGAGGCTAATGAGATGAAGACTATAGCTACCGTTTTGATTCTAGCCTTGATAAGTTTATTCTTCATCAAGAACTCTCAGCCTAAACCTCAAGGCAGTTCAATTCCTGACCTTACTAAAGGGAAGACAGTTGTTCAATTAAACTATGAGTGGAACAAGGACCATACTTATAGATGGGTTAATACTCCGGGAGTTAATTACTATTATCTATCATTGGACAAGTTCCCTCCATACATCAAGGACCAGTTGAAAGTAAAGGCTGTTCCAACGATTATATTGTTTAACAATGGGAAGGAAGTAAAGAGAGTAGATGGTGGGATGTTAATGGAAATAAAAGTACCACAATCTGAAATATTAAAGTAATGGCAAAGGTTAAATCAAATACAGTAGTAAGCAAGTTCAAGTCTAAGCCAAAGGTATCACGCCCCGGTGTTCACGCCAAGACTAAGACTAGCAAGCTGAAGCAAAGTAAAAATTATATCAAACCCTATAAAGGACAAGGAAAATGAAATTAACTGAAAACTTTTCGTTGCATGAAATGACTAGTAGTGTAACGGCTCAAAAGCGTGGTATAAATAATATGCCTACTCAAGAGCACACTGAGAATTTAAAAGCTTTGTGCGAAAATGTACTAGAGCCTGTTCGTGAATTAATGGGCTGCCCAATCAAAATCACTAGCGGATATCGCAGTGGTCAATTGAATGCATACATTGGTGGAGCTTCAATGAGCCAGCATATGTTTGGTCAAGCTGTTGATATTGACTTGAATGAAAAGAATGCTGAGTTGTACAATGCAATTGTAAAGAACTTAGAGTTCGACCAAGTCATATGGGAGTTTGGCACTGATGAGAATCCTGATTGGGTTCACGTATCTTATGCAGCTGATAAGAATAGAAAGAAATGTTTGAAGGCTGTTAAGAAGGATGGTAAGACTGTTTACTTAGATGTAACTCCTAAGTCTAAAGAAGCTAAAGAGCCTAAAGCTGATAAGCCTAAAGCAAAAGCAAAATGAAAAAAATACTAGAGATATTCAAAGGAGACAAAGGGGAGTGGAGTTCCAAGAGATTCGTTGGAATCATTGGAGCGTTTGTTCTATTTGGGACAATGGCTCACAATTCTTTATCTCCACAAGAGGTTGCTCCGAGTGCTGAGTTAGTTCAGTCGGTTGAGTGGGTAACTGTATTGTCTTTAGGATTCACATCAATTGATAAATTTGCAAATAGAAAATCTGAATGAGGTATTTAATCCTTGCTATATTATTCACATCGTGTTCTGCTAAGTGGCATTTAAAGCAAGCTTGCAAGAAAGATTCAAGCATTTGCCAGCCACAGGTAGTTAAGTTTGATACTGTTATCATAAGAGACACGCTTGAATTATATAAAGAATTTTATACCAAGGTTCACGATACAATTACCATAGACACTGGTAGTATTAGGATAAAGATTATTCGTGACCACGATATAATAAAGACCTATATCAAGCAAAAACCAGATACTATAACTATTTCAAAAACAATAACATTACCACCAAGAGTATCCATCAAAGAGGAGGATTACCCTTGGTGGTTAGTAATTGTTTCAATTGTATTATTTTTGTTACTGATAATAAAATTAAAATGACACCATCAAAATTCATAGGCATATTGTTTCAGTCGAGAGACATAATGCATTTGCAACATTTAAAAACAATGTCTTTTGCTGAACATAAAGCATTGAACGCTTATTATGATGGCATCCTTGACTTGACTGATAGCTTTGTAGAATCATATTTTGGCTATTATGGTAGACAGGAATTAAGCATTCCCCAATCAACTGCCGAAGATGCAATCGCTCATTTGAAAAGCTTGGCTAAGATTATTGAATCTGAATATAACAACTACCCATCTTGTTTACAGAACATACTAGACGAGATGTCTGCATTGATTTACAAAACTTTATACCTATTAACACTTACATAAGATGGCAAAAATATCAACATATCCAGTAGACAGCACCCCATCGCTTTCCGATAAGCTTATTGGAACTGATGCTGAAGATTCAAATAATACAAAGAACTATCCGTTATCGGATATTGCTGCATTGATAAACGAAACTACTCAATTTGCCCCAGTGCTTCAAGCTGTTTCTACAGTAGCTCAAGCTCCAAGTGGGGTAGGTGTGGCTACTCAAGTTACATTTGGAGGTGCTACATCTAACCCAGCTTTAAGTTTAAGTGCTGGTGGTCTTGTTACTTTCAATCAGACTGGAGTCTATTTAATAAATGGATACGGAAGTATTGAGCGTCAAGGGTCATCAGGTGGGTATTCTATATTTCTATTTAGATTTTTAGTAAACGGGGTTCAACAGGGTTTTGTTACGGCATTCCATTTAGATACTCCAGATACTGTGAATCCTTATGAAATAACTTTCCCGTTGACTATCACCACAGTGGGTACTACTATTTCTTTTGAGATTATGCGTGATGCATCTGGTACAGGAGGGGGTCAAAACCAAGGCGGTCTATATCCGCACACCAACTTGAGCGGTTGGAGTAATACACCATCTGCGGCATTGTCCATCTGGCAGCTTCAATAAGCTGTTAAATTAAATTAAATCAAATCAAATGGATATAAGAAAAATAGCTGTTGGTCCTGACTATAAAGGTGGGGCGATGCATTATATAGTGGGTCAGAAAGTTCTTGATGGGACTAACGAGATTCATTTGATTAAATACAATCCTTCCAAACAATCTATCTTAATCTATATCATCAATGATAAGAAAGAGGTAGTTCTTTGGAAAGAATTTTCTCAAACGATTCCAATCTCAATTGAATATAATATCAACTATTAATGAAGTCACCATTTTATTTTATAGCCAAACCAGTAAAGAACAGAAGATACAACAACACCAAAGAGATAGCCGGGGTAGATATTATAATCAGTACATCTGAAGAAGACCACAGGTATTCAAACAGATACGCTGAAGTTATCGAAACGCCTTTAGGTTATACTGGGGCTATCAAGCCCGGTGACATTTTGTTGGTTCATCATAATGTATTTAAGTTCTATAATGACATGAAAGGCAAACGCAGAAGCGGTAAGTCTTTCTTTAAAGATGACTACTTCTTTATTGAGCTGGACCAGTTCTTTATGTACAAGCAAGACGGCAAGTGGAATTCACATGACCGGTTTTGTTTTGTTAAGCCAATGCCTGTAGTTGATTCTTATATATTCAAACCATTCAAAGAAGAACCTTTGATGGGCGAGATGGCATATCCTAATGACTATTTAAAAAGCAAAGGTGTAAAGTCTGGAGATATAGTTTGTTTCCAGCCGGAGAGTGAGTATGAGTTTGATGTTGATGGAGAAAAGATGTACAGAATTTACGACCACCAAATAACAGTAAGGCTATGAACATAATGATATCTGATGACGCAATAGAAAATCCTATTGAGTACTTAAAAGAAATATTTTCTAACGATTTCCAAGATTTCCCTGATGGGGATAAAGTATTTAAGGGGATTCAGCCAAGAGAATACGATGAGTTTGCGAAGTACTGCACGTATCTATTTAGTGACTCTATGGTCATGTTAAACTTTATACGTAAGTCTCCGTATAAACAATTAGAACCAACCTTTATTCATTCGGATGAAATGATGGGGGACATTACGTGCATTCTGTACTTGACTCAGAATCCACCAAAAGATGATGGAACTATATTCTATAATGATGATGAAGAAATCTCTTGCGAAGTGAGAGCTAAGTTCAATAGGATGGTGGCATTTGATTCTTCTATTAAACACTCTCGTGCTATCTTTGATAACTACGGAGAAGAAGATGATGCTAGATTAATTCAAGTTGTATTCCTTAAAAAGCTATGAGAGATATCAGGAAAATAAAGTTGGATATCATTGATGCTGGTCACGTTGCTATTGAGCAGTTGATAAAAGTTGCTAAAGAAGATATCTTGAAGACGGGAGAAGACGATGAGTTATCGGCAGACAGATTAAAGAATGCGGCAGCTACAAAGAGATTAGCTATATTTGATGCGTTTGAGATTCTCAATAAGATTGAATCTGAAAAAGAGAATCTGGATATGCTAGATAAAGGAGTAAGTACAACCGATAGTAAAATAGGTTTTGCAGAAAGAAGGTCAAGATAATAATCTGTATAGGGTTATTGAAAATTATATCCCTAATCAAGTTCTTAAATCTAAGAACAGGTTGAAATCATGGACCTATGGGTACAATGAGGATTACGATATGGTTGTCATATCCAAGACCGGAGAGATAGGAGAAATAGTATTCATATCTGGATTAATCATAGCATTACCACTATCCCCAAAAGAGTGTACTCAAGTACACACTAAAAAGGAAGAGCAGTACTGGGAAAGGCAAGAACTTCCCAGAGAACTAGAGAAGATACAATCTACATTCCAATGGAACGATATGCCCGTTCAGTTTAAAAACAAGTGGGTAGATTATATTGAAAAGCAATTCGACTACCGTGAGCAAGGGCATTGGTTTATGAATAACGGAAAGCCAACCTACATTACGGGGGCACATTGGTTTTACCTACAGTGGTCCAGTATAGATGTAGGATACCCAGATTATCGTGAGGCGAATAGAATACTCTTCATATTTTGGGAGGCGTGCAAGGCTGATGACAGGTGTTTTGGAATGATATACTTGAAGATAAGACGTTCAGGATTTTCATTCATGGCATCTTCAGAATGCGTAAACACTGCTACGTTGGCTAGGGATTCACGTGTTGGTATATTGTCAAAGACCGGACCTGATGCTAAGAAGATGTTTACAGACAAGGTAGTACCTATCAATAGTAAACTACCATTCTTCTTCAGACCGATAATGGATGGTATGGACAAGCCAAAGACAGAGTTGTCTTATAGAGTCCCTGCCTCAAAGATTACCAAGAAGAATATGCACGACATCAACTCCGAGGAGATGGATGGATTGGACACCACTATTGACTGGAGGAACACAGACGACAACTCATATGACGGTGAGAAGTTGTTGTTATTGGTACATGACGAAAGCGGTAAGTGGGTAAAGCCTGTTAACATCAAAACGAACTGGCGTGTAACAAAGACTTGTTTGCGATTGGGGCGTAAGATTATTGGTAAGTGCTTGATGGGTTCTACATCAAATGCTTTGAGCAAAGGTGGTCAGAACTTCAAGGATATGTATGAGGATTCAAACATTGCACATCGCAATGCTAACGGTCAAACTAAGAGTGGGTTGTATTCTCTGTTCATTCCTATGGAGTGGAACATGGAAGGATTTATAGACCGATATGGGATGCCGGTATTCCGCACCCCATCTGTTCCTATCCGTGGTATTGATGAAGGTTGGATAAAGGTAGGAGCTGTTGATTATTGGGAGGCAGAGGTAGATGGATTGAAGAGTGATGCTGATGCACTCAATGAATACTACCGACAGTATCCAAGAACTGAGTCTCATGCATTTAGAGATGAGAGCAAGCAGGCGATATTTAACCTCACTAAGATTTATCAGCAAATAGATTACAACGATTCTCAAATGGAATCGCACCATCTTACTCGTGGTTCGTTCCATTGGAAGGACGGGGAGAAGGATAGCAAAGTGGTGTTTACCCCAGATAGCCGTGGTAGATTTTTGGTAAGTTGGTTTCCACCAAAGGAGTTGCAGAATAATATCGCTCAAAGGAATGGAATGAAGTATCCCGGAAATGAGCACCTTGGGGCGTTTGGATGTGACCCTTATGATATATCAGCAGTAGTAGATGGTAGGGGGTCTAATGGGTCGCTTCACGGAATGACTAAGTTCCATATGGAGGATGCCCCGGTTAGCCAGTTTTTTTTGGAATACATAGCTCGTCCTCAAACCGCAGAGATATTCTTTGAGGAAGTATTGATGGCTTGCGTATTCTACGGAATGCCAATACTTGTAGAGAATAACAGACCACGATTGCTGTATCACTTGAAAAATAGAGGATACCGAGGCTTTAGTCTGAATCGACCTGATAAGCCGTTAGCAAAGCTTAGTAAGACTGAGAAAGAGTTAGGAGGGATACCTAACTCATCTGAGGATGTAAAGCAAGCTCACGCATCTGCTATTGAAACATACATAGAAAAGCATATTGGATTTGACTTTGCTGGTACTTATAGAGACCCTGATGAGATAGGTATTATGCCTTTCAATAGAACATTAGAAGACTGGGCTAAGTTTGATATAGAAGAAAGAAATAAGTTTGACGCATCAATTAGTTCTGGTCTTGCTATTATGGCAAATCAAAAACACGTATATTTACCTGAAAAACAACAATCCAAAATAAGCATTACTTTTGCAAGGTATTCCAATAACGGTAATATAAGTGAACTACTCCGATGAAAGAAATTAAAATAGATATATCTCCTACATCATTTCCGGGACAATTTGTTTCTGATGCAGAAAAAGCCACTAAAGAATACGGGCTACAAATAGGGCAAGCTATTCAATATGAATGGTTTCGTAAGGACGGGAATCAGTGTAGGTATTATAGTCAATGGAGAGACTTTCATAGATTAAGACTGTACGCAAGAGGGGAGCAATCCACACAGAAGTACAAGAATGAAATGGCTATTGATGGAGATTTGTCTTACTTAAACTTAGACTGGACTCCAGTACCTATTATACCAAAGTTCATTGACATAGTTGTTAACGGGATGTCTGACCGTTTGTTCAAGCCTAAAGCGTATGCTCAAGATGCAATGTCTCTATCTAAGAGAAACAAGTATCAGAATATGGTTGAGGGGCAGATGGCAGCTAAGGATATCTTAATGACCATTAGAGAGGAATCAGGGGTCAATCCATTTATGATGGATGTTCAGGAGTTGCCAGAGAACGATGAGGAGCTTCAGCTTCATATGCAATTAAAGTACAAGCCTGCAATTGAGATAGCTGAAGAGGAAGCCATCAATACTATTTTTGATGAGAACCATTATCAAGACACAAGAAAAAGAATCGACTATGATATTGCTACGATTGGAATTGGCGTTGCTAAACACGATTTCTTGCCGGGAGCTGGCGTTGAGGTATCGTATGTAGACCCTGCGAATATGGTTTACAGTTATACTGAAGACCCTTACTTTAGAGATTGTTTTTATTGGGGAGAGATTAAGACTCTTCCTATTACAGAGTTATTAAAGATAGACCCGAAATTAACTAACGATGACTTGCAAGATATATCCAAGTACAGCCAAACTTGGTACAACTACTACAACGTGGCTCAATACTACGAGAATAGTCTGTTCTACAGGGATACCGCAACCTTATTATACTTCAACTACAAGACCACTAAAACAATTGTATATAAAAAGAAGAAACTTGATAACGGTGGAATTCGTATGATTGAAAAAGATGACAGCTTCAATCCACCAGTAGAGATGATGGAGGAAGGGTCATTTGAAAAAGTAGAAAAGAAAATAGATGTTTGGTACACAGGCGTAATGGTTATGGGTACAAACTATCTTTTGAAGTGGGAGTTGTCAGCTAACATGGTTAGACCAAAGTCATCTTCCCAGCACGCATTACCCAACTATGTGGCTTGTGCTCCACGTATGTACAAAGGAGTTATTGAATCATTGGTTCGTAGAATGATTCCATTCGCTGACTTGATTCAGTTGACTCACTTGAAGCTGCAACAAGTTATTGCACGTACCGTACCTGATGGTGTATTCATTGATGCCGATGGGCTGAATGAGGTAGACTTGGGAACGGGGAATGCATACAACCCAGAAGATGCTCTTCGTTTATATTTCCAAACGGGTAGCGTTATCGGTAGGTCCTACACTCAAGACGGTGAGTTTAATAATGCAAGAGTTCCTATTACTCAGTTGACTTCAAACTCTGGAGCTAGCAAAACTCAAATGCTTATCGCCAACTACAATCATTATATGGATATGAT